TATAACACTCTTCTGCTTTTTCTCGTGTAATCATACCATCTCTTAACAACTCAGTATAATGCTTAGCTACCCATATTGGCTAATAATTGTATGAGTCTTTTTTTCTGGTGTAGAACTCACCATCTTCACCCTTTTGAGTGCCACTCATAACACGCAACAAGTACTTATCTTCCTTAATGATATAAAAGCCACAATCATTAAGAAACTCCTCTGTATACTCTTTAATGTTATCAACTTTCTCAAAGATATTGATAGCGAATGTTCCATCTAACTTTAATGCATTACAACTATTATAGATTGTATTCCGATAAAACCCATCTATCCACGCATCATATGTGTTAAATTTCTTATATGACTGAGTATCAGAATCTGAATATTTCTCAGTGTCAAAGTATGGTGGTGATGTAAAGCTTATATCAAAATAGTTATCATATTGAGGATAATTCTCTATCGTGAAATCCTCTGAACCTATTTTATTAACATATGCTTTTTTATTAATCCCAAAACGCATCTGCATAAACTCAATAAATTTGTTACAGCTATCTGCTGTGTTAGGGTCTATACCTACATACTCAGCTGTGTTTTTAGCTGTAAAGAAACCTAACAATCTACCACCAAAACCACTTGATGTATCTAACACCTTAGAGTTTTCTTTACCATATAACTCATAAAGAGCCTTAGCTGTTGCTGGTCTGAAATTATAACACCTACTAGAACCTCTAAAAGACATCATCTTAAACATCTCTAAAGGACTAGTACAATACTTTAGAACAGTTCTACAATACCCTAGAAGTCTTTTATCATCTTTAAAGAAATCTCTAGGACTTGCTTTGCCACTCTTCACAACATCTAAAATTTCTGGAAAGAATTGTGTTAGTATATTAGCACCTATATTATTAAGACTGTATGCACCATCTTGATATGTTACATTTGTATCAATATCACATAAACTAGATACTATCTTATTGAATATATCATCACTCCACACATGCAAAGGAACTGCATTATCTCTAGAACGAATTAAGTTAAATAACCATTCAACTAATCTTTCTCTCTCTTCATCTGTAGTATTGATATCATTGTATATCGTGAAAATATCTCGACCATTTTTTATAGCGAAATCTTCAAAAGCATCGCTATAATTATTTGTCATTAACATATGCTAGAAAGCTTTCTTTAAAATAAAGGAACTAACAACTTCATTATCTAAAGCTACACCATCAAGACTTAACCTCAAAGTAGCAATGTCGAAACCATTAAATGTACTTAGTACCTGTTTAATTGCATTAGCACTCATTGAGATTGAACCAATGTCAAAAATACCACTAACATCTAAAGCATCTAATTTAATAACTGAATTACCTCTTCGTGAAACAATTTCAATAGAAACACTATCACCAAAAGTAACATTAATATCACCTGTAGTTTCAGGCAAGTTACAAGCTAAATCGATAATTTTACGTAAATGGTCTAAAGAAACATCACACTTATTATCAACCACCATACGTCCATATACAGATTGTTGAATAGAGTTATCCTCTAGTGTAAAAGCCTCTGTTTTGAATACAAATGTATCACCACAGTACAAATCACCCTTAGCATTAAATGAAATATTATCACCACTATCAGAATTAGATAATAACGCTAACAACTTACAATCAGCTAAATGTAATCTAAATCCACTACCAAAGTTATCATCACATGTCAATTTTGCCATGTTATTATAAGACTCTACTGTAATTGTGTTATCTTTAAATGATAAGAAACGACTCCTACCACCAGCTGTTTGAGAATAATTAAACAATCTCTTAATATAAGAAATTAAATTTTCCCTATTAGATGTGTTGCTATAAGAATCATCATATGTATGATTAAACCTAGATTCATCAGAATTGTAATTATCTACACGAACCTCACCACCATGAACTGCGATTGTGTACTCTTTATTTACACCACCATCAGATTCAACAGTACGCTCAATAACTGTAAACACACTACCACTTAACTTAACAATTCGTGCTAAAGAACCAGAGGATAAACAAATAAAATCTGTAATAAGATTTTCACTATTTAAAGGTTTAACAAACTTAGAGATACTCCGTTTGTTATCAGAAAGCATAAATCTAACATTACCCTCTTCAACCCTAAATGTAATCAGTTTACCCTCATAAGAGTTCTCACCACTAGACTTTAATACATTAGAGATATTTAGAATTGTATTAATTTCTTTTGTTGGAATAGAAATATGTACTTCACTAGCAAACTCATCAACAAATGAATCCTCTACACCACTATCAGTATTATCATCTAAACCTAATACACTATCAAACTCATTAATATCATCTAATAACATTTCTTCACTCATCTTTTGTACCCCCTATGATTAAATACTAATCTTTTTATTACCAAATTTTACACGACTATAACACTCTTCTGCTTTTTCTCGTGTAATCATACCATCTCTTAACAACTCAGTATAATGCTTAGCTACCCATATTGG